TTTTAGATGAGAGTGGGTGGGAAGAAGGTAGTAAATCTTGGTCGTAAGGTTTTCTTTTAAATCTACCAGTTCTCAAAGCATGAAGGAACCCGTTAACTCTGGCTACTCCCCACTGGTCAGCTCCAGTTACATTACCACGAACTGATGATGGGTTTGTACGATAAGCACCAACACCTCTGTTAAATACAGATACTAATGTTCTTAAATTAGTTCTGTACTTAGGATTTTTCGCATTGTGTTCTTTTACTTTATTAGTAAGAGTTTTGCGAATTCTATCTGAAACAGCTTTAGCAGCATTTTCATCAGCCATTTTACTGGCTAACTCATAAGCAGCTTTACGCCTACTTCTAACTACTTTCATTTGGTCAGATATAACTTTTTTCATAGCAGGAACACCCATGTTTAAAACACCACCCCACTTAATAGCAGCAACAACACCAGCTAATCTGTTATTGTTTTGATGTCTTCCCATAAAGCGCTCTCTTCTACGTACCCAGCTAAGAACTGATTCACTTCTATCACCAGATTGATATTTAGTCCACCTAGCAAAAGCATCATTACCTGTAAACGAAGTAGGAGGGTTACCACCATTTCCACCTCGTCTCCAAATTTCTGGGTAATTCTCTTTTAGGTTTTTTGCATAACCATAAGGAAACATTTTATATTTAGAATTAGAAATACTTACAGCCATGTCATCACCAGGGCTTGGAAAATTTGTTCTATCTTTCTTAGGTTTTTCTTTTTTTATATTCTCAGGTTCCATCTCAAAAACTTGTTCCATAACTACTTCGGCTTCTTCTGTTGATACTTTCAACTCCTCAACTATACCATCAATAAAAGATTTTTTGCTTCTTTCAAATGCTTCGTGACTTGCACAAGGCATATAGTATGTCATGTCTTCAATTTTATGAGTATGAAAACCAGAACAACCTATTTGTCTAGCTCTTTCTTCAGCAGCTTCTCTAGTTGTAAACATCCACATATTCCTTGATGGTCTAGGAGCAACTGCTTGTCTAGTAGTCTCAGGTGCGGCATCAACACTATCCATTTTTTGGTCATATAATTTTCTTAAAAGTTTTGCTTCATAACTAGCTTCATCTGAACTAGCAGCTCTAAGTTGTTCTGATTGAGTATCATTGTTTTGTGTATCTTGTTGTTCTTCAGTTGGTGCTTGAGGTACTGTTGATTGACCATCTGCATCAACTTGTAACATATTCATTGGTCTTAAATATACGTTATGTTTTTCATCAACATCAAGACCAACTACTTTTCTAGCTTCACCAATAGTTATCCAACCACCAGATACACCCATGTTCACTCTTTTATAAAGTTCATCCATATCTGTTTGTAAAGCTCTTACATTTTGAATATCATAATCACACATCATTTGACTATCGCCAAAATCTGGTATAAGTAATTGATGTGTTAGTTCATTAGAAACTGTTTTCCACAATGGAACTAATTTCTGCTCAGTAAAAAATTCTCTTAGTTCAGCAGTATTGTTGTATGTTGCTGCGTCCAAACCAGCTCCAAGTCCAGCAAGAATTGCTGGTACACCTAAAACAGCAGAAACTCTTTCTTCAGGCAATCTTCTTAATTCTTGTAATTTCATTTGGTCAGGTGAAAAAGAAACAACTTCTACAGACATAGCACCAGAAAGAACCATTGGTTGACCTCTATTAGCACCACCAAATTTTTGTTTGTAAGAAGATGCTATAGCTTCAGCTTCTTCTCTAGTAGGTCCACCCATAGCATCATTTCTTGGTGACAGTACAACTCCTGGTACTGCTAAGTTTGTTAACAATGCAGAAGAATATTGACCTGCTGCTTCATCTCCAACTAATTCTCTTAATATAGATTTAAGCGGTGCATGACCTCTTCTATGGTCATTTGGGTCAATACCTTGACGTATATGAATTACATCTTCTACTTTTAACTTTACAGGTTCACCTGCAAGTTCATTTTTAGAATGTGCATAATATTCATAATGTGTAATAAGTTTATTAGTGTTACCTCTAACACTTACCAAGTTAGGCATTAAAGGTACTAATTGAACAACTTTACCTTGTGCGTTTCTATTCTTATAAATAAATGCATCACCATGTGCATTTAAAGAAATTACAATATAGTGTGATAAAAGACTTGAAGACATAAACTCATTAGGTCTTCTATAAAGTTCTGTAACTGGATGTTTATAATCTACTTCTCTGTCACCAAAAACTTGGTCTCTTTTTACTACTTGAAGTTGTGGTTCTGCGAAAGATGTAGCTAATACATTTAAACAAGCTACTACTGCGGAGTTTGCAGTACCGTCTCCTATTTCTTTTAATTGTTCTGTTTCCCAAAAACCTGCTGTTGAATTGTAGCCATAAATAGACGTATCACGACTAGAAGACAAGCTTTGATTGTAGCTTGCCATTTTTCTTAGTCCAGCTTCACTCGGTCTATTTAAGTAATCTGATATTCTTGCTATAAAACTTTTATCTTCTGCCATATTAAAATGCTTGCCAGCTTCTCCTCTGAACTAATGCTTGGACCCCGAGTGTCAGTGCATCGACAATATCATCATGTCGACCAACTGGAAATGTCATCAGTTCTCGCTCTAACTCTTCTAACCACGATGCATTACGACGAAACAATACATCGCCTGACTCCATCCTAGCCGATAAAGGTAAAGCCTGTGTTATTTTATCTTTACTAGCGTCCATCTCTCTAACTCTCATACCAACTCTTTGAGCCATTTGAATAAAGTTTTTAGAAAATCCTTGTTTTTCTATACAAACGTATGCCCATTTGTACTTATTATACAACTGTTGAAGAGTAGGAACTATATCAGGACCTTCTATTTTTACCCTTACCATGTCTTCTACAAATATTTTCATATCTGGTGAGATAGCACATGAAAGAATAACTGTATAATCTGAGTCTGTTTTTGTAGTAACAGCTAAGTCAGCTGTACCAAAATGTAACATTTCAGCTGGATTCCATTGAGAACCACCACCAATGTATAGTCTATCTTTTATATCAAAGTAAGACATCCACTCTGGTTTAAGCATTCCTTGACCTGCATCAACAAATTCAGCTAAATACTCTTGAGCAAAAACAATAGAGCCTACTTCATCTTTTGCAGAATCTATTTCATCGTCATCAATCATTGGGTTGTCGTAAGTAGAATATCTAAACCTTTCCCAATTAGGTGAGTTTTCTGCTACTTCCCATAAATCAAAAAACCAATTATCCATACCCATAGGTGTACTAATAAATAATGCAGAACCTTTTCTTTCTGTAAGAGTAGGACGTAATACTTCTTGCCAAACATCAGGTTTAATAAATGCTGCCTCGTCCATTACTAAGAAATCCAAACCTTCACCACGTAACCTTTGTGGATTATCAGCAGATTTACAAGATATAGAGCCACCATTAGGAAAAATAACTTCCATGTTGGCTAAAGAAACTTTAGGTTGTATTTCTGGTGGAAAAGAATAAGCTGCGTTTTCTAGTGCTCTCCAACCAACTCTAGCTATAGCAAATGTTGGTGCAACCCACCAAGCTCTACCACCATTAAGAGCAACTTCCATACACATGTGTATACCAAGACGAGTTTTACCAAACCTACGACCAGCACAAAGAATTTTCCATCTGCTATTTGATTTAGCAACTTCTTTTTGATTTTCATGAAGTCCAGGTAATTCAGGAACATAAACTGGCATTACTTTTTATTTCGTTTAAGTTCTAAATATTCTTGTACTAATTTTATATATTCTCTTCTAGAGGCAACTTGTTGTTTACCAGTATATATATCTGAATGCCACTTGCAGAACATAGCTACATTGTCAGAATCATAAGCTCTAGTGCTATCTCTACCCATTGTTCCTATTTTTTCAATCATTGTAAGTTTTAGAAACTGAGCTTCTTTACATCCAGTCCACTCACATTTGTATCTAGCTCTAATTAAAGCTTCTTTTCTTGTTTGATTTATATTTTTTGGTCTTACCATCTAAACTTCTTTTTTTTCATTTCGTTAAATTGCTTATAAGACTTAGCACTTAAATTACTTGGGTCTTTTTCCCATTCTACATCAACAGGTGTCTCAAACATGACATTCTTTGAAACTAATCTTTTAGAATCAGATTTACACTTTGGACACTTAATTAAAGGGTCTTCTGTTATTTTATGTGTTACTTCAAATTCAAAATTACATTTATGTAAAATACATTGGTAATCATATCTAGGCATATCTATTTAAAAATCCTCTTAATAAAGCTTGATACTCTTTTTGAGCACCAACCTGTTGTCTTCCATCAAAAATATCGTGATGATACTTACAAAGTATAGCAACATTTTCTGGGTCATTGGATATATTTCTATCTCTTCCTCCCATACCTATTGCTTTTATGTGAGCCATCTCTAACCATTGTCTTTCATCACAACCAGCCCACTCACATTTATTTTTAGCACGTTTTAATGCAGAAGCTCGTAAATCAGATTTATTTATTTTACCAGTGCCTTCTCTTTTCTTTTGACCCATGCCAGATATGCCAAAGCTAGCACTTCTACGTTTTTTAAATTCAGAGTAAGTTTCGTTTTCTGGGTCCCATTGAACAGTCATAATAATATTTTACCAGATTTTCATTTTAGATACAGCTCTTCCAAAGAAGAGCCGATGATGGGAGGAGGTCGGTGTGGATGCCGACAATTTAACTTTAGCTCTTAAAAGAAAATCCTGTGGTATTTGACAATGAAGGGTAGCTTGCTAAAACTATGAAGGCAATATTATCTAATTCGTCTTTTGCTGAAAGTCCACTATGGATTTTAAAAGTATCTATGACTTGTTTGTCTTTAATCATCTCTACTAGAATTTTTCCGTTTTGTTCTGTTTCAGGTTTTGTTTTAAATCTTATACCGCTAATTATGTAATCCATTGTTTTACTACCATATCATTTAAAAAATAGAATCGTCGTCTTTGTCCTCTATTGGAGACATTTTTCTTTCTTTACGAATTGCACGACGCTCTCTTTCTGATTTTCCTCCCCAAATACCAAAACGCTCTCCTCGTTGGAGAGCTTGTTCTAAGCATGGTTCTTGTACTGGACACTGATTACAAATGGCTTTCGCTTTTTTCGTTGAACTACCTCGTTCTGGAAACCACTCGTCTGCATTTAACTCGGGATATAAAATTGTATTACAAGCAGCTTTTGAATACCACTTCGGTATACCAAGCACATCAGCTAATAAGCTAACCTTATCCTCATCCATATACAAAACTCTACATAGATTTACTAAGCATTAAAAGATTTATTAAGGGAAAGTAATGCAGAATAACAATATGTAGGGTAAGACGACTAGAAATATACTATATATAGTGTCTAATTGATATGACAGGGAAACAAGAAAAAATTATACGGGATACTAAGCTAATCGCCGTACGAAATTTGAAACTTTATAGGCTCTCCGCCTTCTCCACCAATCTCGAGAGATGACCTTTTACCCCATTTCTTAGGGAAACTACGCTCTAACCACCAAGCACTAGCTTGCCATACTCCATTATCGCTAGCTCTTCTTATATTTCTTATGTGAGCACCCTCAGCTTCGGCTCTTGCTTTTTTTACTGCCTCCGAAAACTCCGAATATAGATTAACTATCTCACCTTCTTCAGCTGCCTGGGATGGAGCCAACTCTGACGACGAGTCAACGTTTGGTGGGTTTAGCATCTTTGTGTCCATCTCTTCAATCACTTTTTCGCCTCTCTTCATCCATTCATAGTAAGTAGAGGGAGAAATACCAACCATAGTAGCTGCATCCTCTTGGTAATAGCCTAATTTAAGCCAATTAGAGATTTCCTCAATCAATTGTGGTGTCAATTTAGTAGGTCTAGCCATAATATAACCCAATTTTACCCCAAAATACCTAGATATAGGGGATTAGGTGTCGAATTGGTAAAACTTGAAAACAAGAGATTTTTGTACGCATAGCTAAGTATAAGTGTGTATTACATTTAGCGATTACAACCGCACCCCCCTTAGAACCGAAGAGGTTCGGGGTGGGGGCACATGGTTGAAGCGACTAAATTATACAGCTGACTTGGCGCTGCTGTCTAGCGATAGACAGTGGTCCCAGGAGTGGTATTCACAATACCAGGTCACTACTTCTCCTACGTGGGAGGGGGCGTACCTAGTAGCGAGTACGAACAGAGCTTCGGTTCTCAGTAGTCAATGCGAAACGTATGCAGTATGTGGCGAATGTGAGTGAATACTACTTCTGTAAAACAAGTCAGCTTGCTTGTGAGGGTGACTCCTCATGTGACAAACAAGCAGCACTTACCTACGACACCTAAGTCCAGCGATGGACATAGAGTGTCAGACGGTGCCGATAACCTCTGCTCTTACCAGCAGTGGTTAGGCAGACTCTCCTCAACTGCATGCAGAAATGCATGGTCAGATGAGTCTCCTAATCAACCATAGGTTTTATGGCTATACCGTCTGGGGTCGACTCCATGTCCCACTGACCAGGGACAACGGTTCTCTAGGGCTTGTGCCTAGAGGATATCACCCACCTGGGCTTGTTACCCAAAGCGGTGTGCGGGACGACGATGGACCTCTGGTTTCTCCGCCATGTTCACGCTCGTTCCTGCTAATGGTAGCAGACTCACTGTAAGTGACCACTTACATGTGATGGTATTGACAATGCCCCCTGCGAGTAAGCAGGTGCTTGTCACTCCATGACGACTCACTGGGTCCACGCTTCGGCAAGGACTACAGTGCAGTACCTAACAGTCATGGGTTCACTTGGCTCAGCCAAGGACAAGCCGTCAATATCATCATGTCAGTAAGTGTACAGTGAGCTGAAAGCTTTATATGGCTAACGCTGGCATACCTACCATTAGCACGGGGTACAGGGACTCATTACTCCCTCCTACCCAAGGTGTTGGGGTCCAAACTCAACACCACCTAAACTCATGGAGCACCATGCAGCCAGTATGGTGTTCCATGTTTAACTGGATATTAACTGGCTAATTATATAAATGAAAGGAGCTATTTATTATGGCACCTGTAAATGCAGAAGCTTTAGACGTTTGTTTAAAGTGTTCTACACAAACAGAGTATGTCGTCCATGATGGCGACTGCTAAACAAATGTGTGCTAGTTTCGGCTAGCACACACAAGCCATGGATGGTCTACCGTTTCCCCTTCGGTATGCAAGTTCGACTCTTGCACATGGCACTAGCCTAGACATCTTCTCTAGGTAATTTGGAGAGGGTTAGTGAAGAGCTAATCCGTTATACAGAAAGGAGCCTTATGGCTAATTTCGACGAGCAGGTAGCTGAACTACTTGCTGCGTGCGAGCCAACCATTAACTTGTATAAGTCTTTTGGTTGGTCGGCTATGCCCGACAAGTCAGGTAACGCATTTACTCAGCTTTACAAAGCGGTAAATGACGAAATCGACTCGCTCGTAAGAGATTACAAGGTTAAAGCTTTCGATATGATTATCGAAGCAAATAAGAAAGACTAACTTCTTATGCCTTGCAATTCATGCCGATGATGTAGGCAATCATTGTCAATCAACCTACCGTCCTGAGTATGACGTTAAACTGCTTCGGTCTAGTAGGCTACCGACAAAGCCTACAAGAAAGGAGATAGGTTGTTATCTATACCAGGTATTCTCTTGGTGCTAGGTATGCTCTACGGTTTCTGGCTCATTGGTCAGTTACTCGGAGAGCTTGCCCGTGTTCTCTTCGGGAACATGATGTATGCACTCAATGAGGATGCCACAACCATCCTCGACGAGGAGGGTAACCTTGCTGACTGGTACACTTCACCAGATTACTCAGTAGGGTCCTAACTCGTAGAGCGGGCACTCAGGCTCTGCTTGTCGACAAACCCTGAGCCATGGACGGTCTGCTGTTTCCCCTTACAGCATTGAGGTTCGATTCCTCAACATGGCACGAGGCTTAGGTAAGTGTGCCTTAAACACTTACACTGGTTTACCTAGAACCATCAATCTAGTTAGGAGGCTGAATTGAAAGAAGCAGGATTTAATCCCGTGTATTTCGATACAGAAACTACTGGCACCCGTGTAGACCTCAAAACTGGCAACGTCCTTAGTGGCGTTAAAGGTTATGAGAGAAGCAGGGGTGGGAGAGTATTTAAGTTCGTAGACCTTATTTCCTTGGCAGCTGTCTCGGCAGCAGGTGAGGAATTTGAGATGACTGTCAAACCACCTAGACAGTATCTTGAAAAGGTTGCGAATTGGTGGAGCGGCAACACCGTTGACGTGGATGCTGTGAAATCCTCTTCCTCTGCTCTGTCTGTCATTCTACGTTTCGTAGATTGGCTAGGCAAAGTAGAAGCCACTCACTTGGTAGCGCATAATGTTGCTTTCGACACGAAGGTGTTGATTGACAGTTATGCGCATCGTGTAGGAGCTAATTGGGGCGAAGTCAGCAATGACTTATTGCCTGCAACCCTTATTGACTCAAGGGATGTACTCAAGAATGCCTTTATTAGCAAGAAGTCATTACACGGACCTAATTGTGGAGACAATTGTGACGGCGGAAGGCTGACACATATTGCCCACGTCAATAACTTAGGTCCTTATGCTGAGCATGATGCACTTGAGGACGTCCGCGTTCTCAAGGCGTGTTGTGAACTGTTGGAGAAGGGATGGGAAAGTAAAGTGTTAGCTTACGAGTACCGTAACTTTTCGAGGTAAGTGACCAAGTGACCAGGAGTGGAGTGAGAGTGTAAGTCTTTATTCATAAGCCTTTCTTTATTTATACTGACGGCAGTCCTTGCTGCTATTGCTTTCACTCAAACTCCACTCTGGTAGTGGATGCTAATAATAACTTTTAATGGAGATTAAAAAACCCTTTATAAAACATGTCCTGAAATGGTGTGGAACATAAACGGGTAGGTATGACGAGGTGGTCACCCCCTTGGCTTGGAATTCCCCCTTCCAAGTTGACCACAAACAAGGCTCTGAGTACTTACCCGTTTATGTTTACACCTATAGGTGTGAATGACCTTATAGGTGTATTCGGGGGTGGACCAGGACATTTTCTGTTTTCAACTCTCGATAAACATAATATATAAAGAGAAAAAGGAGAAACACATACGTACTATTACCACGTGTAAGGTGCATGGTGTTGAAGATAAATCCTTTATTGTTGATGGTTTTAAACCATTTGCAAAAGGAAAGATTGTTTGCATTGGATGCAATCAAAAGAAATATCTTAACACCTTAGCATCTGCATAATACACGTTTTTAAGTATTGGAAACTCTAGCGTCATTAGATGAAAAAGCTAATGCGACACATTAGAGAACTGAGTGGAAATTATATGCTGGCGGCGTAATAAGACAATAAAGGTAACGCAGATATATATAAAACAAAGTTCGACAACTGAGTAACTAGTGACGCTATACAAAAAGAAGGGAAGAACATTGAAAGTACTTAACACACTTCCAACAATGGGAAAAGTAAAAGTTCTACAAGATATTGTTCTACTTGATGGAAAAACAAACATCGAAAAAGGTTCTGTTATAAAAGTCAAAGACTTAAACAGAGCACAACGACGTGCGTTCAACAGCAAGAAAACAAATCTACAAGTTAGACACACTTTTCTTAGTTCCTTAATGCACCGTTCATAACGGTGTAGCCTGAATGGTTGTATGGGGGGTTCGATTCCCCCCACAGGCGCTCATATCCTATGGTTCATCTCTGCGGTGAGCTGCGGGTTGAACTTGATATACGGGTATGAAATAGATAAAAAGACAAAAGGAGAAAACGATGATTGATGGTAAAGACCTCGTAAGAGAACCGTCTGCATTAGAGATGATGTATGAGGGATTCTTATGGGGTCAATTCGATTCCGTTTCTTGTACATGTGCACCAGTGCATGTGTGCAAACTATTAGAAGGAAAGGAGAGCTAGCATGTATCCAAAAATTACAAGCAAGAAGCACTGCTTCAAATGTAATGCTATGTGGGCAAAGATGCAGTATTCACGTAAGTGTGAAGCCTGCCTCGACAGACGTGAAGATGCAAGAAGTGAAATTGCAGTCATGATGTCTGAAGACCCATCACAGCTAGTTTAATCTATTGTTGTGCCTGTAGTCATTTGGCTATGGGCACAGCATTCCGTTTACTATTAGAAAGAAAGGAGATACTATGCGTCCTGGACACAGAATTTACAAAAGTTGTGAAGCCATATTAACTGATGCAAATGCTCACGGTAAGAGCAGAGAATCTAAATTTAGATTATTGCATTTGTTTTGGCAACCACAATATGTAAACGCATATCTTGATGCTAAGAAAAAGGAAGCTAAGAAACAATCTAAGCACCTTAAACGTAGCAGAAGATAGTATCTAACAACCCGATATGGTACAAGCGGGGGTTCGATTCCCCCGTCGGGTACGAGCTGGTCTAAAGAACCAGACATAACAAAGGAGATAACATGTCCTTACTGGGCAAGTTGCGACTAATAGTCGCTAAGTTCTTCGGTGTGACAGTTAATAAGTTAACTGAAATACAGGAGAAGGTATTGGAAAGAGCATTCTTTATTGACAAAGAAATTGACTTTATCTTGAAAGGTTGGATTAAGTTCCCTCCATCAGATGACCATTTCACAATTGTCAATACTGAAGGGAAGGTAGCAAACAAGATTGTGATTCAAGATATTATTGACGCAATACTTATGTTCGTTCCTAGAGCTAACAACATCGACAGAATATCGTTGACTATGTTAGCTGTCATGATTGGCTCTGACATGTCTTCAGCTGCATACATAGGAAAGATTCCTTATGATGTAAGAGTTGAAGTGATAGATGGCGAATGGGTATCACCATTCTACCAAAGACTAAATAGTTAATCTATCGGAGCCCATCGTAATGGTGGGCTCTAGTAGGTTAAGTCTTATCAGCTTAATCTAATCGGGGGGTGAAAAGCGTCCTTCGACAAAATTAAAAAAGGAGATAAGATGCCGAAATTCGGTAAGAAATCCATCTTGGAAGCTGCAAAGCGAAAAGAGGTGGTCAA